GATGTCACCCGCGGCATGATGCGCCCCGGCATCACCATCTACCTGCTGGTGGTAGAGAGCGCCATCTGCTACTACCTCTACCAGCTGGTGCTCAAGTTCAACCTGCTGCCAGCGGAGCAGGCACTGCCGCTATTCATCACCGTAGTTGACTCCCTCGTCTTCCTCACCGCCACCGCCGTCACCTGGTGGTTTGGTTCACGCCCCAACCAGCAGCGCCAGTAATGAACAAACTCGCCTCCCTACGCGCCCACCTGCTGAGCATCCCCGGCGAGATCACCATCGAACCTGACGACCTGCTCACCTTCGCCGACAGCGGACAGATCATCTCCAGTGCCAGCGGCACCAACGAACACTACGAATTCAAATACAAGGGCAACATCATCATCAGCAACTACAGTGGCCAGGCAGATAAACTCGCCTACTGGCTGCTGCAATGGATGAAGGCCAACCAGCCCGATCACCTCGACGACCCCATCCAGTTCGAGGCCGACATCCTCAACGACGACTCCGTTGATCTCTCCCTCACCATTGAGCTCAACGAAACCGTCAAGATCGAGCAGACCGCCGACGGCATTCTTCTGCACCACGTCGACGAGCCCTCCATCGAGCCCATCCCGCTCGATGCCGCCACCTGGACCCTCGCCGCCAACGGTGCAACCGTTGCTGATTGGGTAGCCGGTGGCTGACGAACTCCACGCCCTGGAGCACTGGGTCGAGCCGCTGCTACAGCGCCTCAGCAATGCACAGCGCCGCAAGCTCACCCGCTCACTCGCCGTCGGCCTGCGCCGCCGCCAGGCCGATCGCATCAAGGCACAACGCAACCCCGACGGCACCCCGTTTGAAAAGCGCAAACCGCGCAAGGCCGACAAGCGCGGCCGCATTAAAAAAAGTGCCGCCATGTTCAATACCCTGCGCCAGCTGCGTCACATGCAGACCTCATCCGATGCAAACAGTGCCGCCGTCGGCTTCACTGGCCGCAGTGCCACCATCGCCCGCACCCACCAGGAAGGGCAACTCGCCCGCGTCGCCCCCGGCGGCCCGCTTTACCACTACCCCATGCGCAAACTGCTCGGCTTCACCAATGACGATCGCGAGTGGCTGCTGCAACAACTGCAACGCCACCTCTACAACGTGTAAAGCCCGCTTTTACACGTGCCGAAAGGCGAAAGCCGATCAGCGTCTATCCATAATCAGACGCATGAGCCAATTCGACCTCGTAGAACTTGCCCGCAGGCTGGAAAACCTGATCCGCAACGGCACCATCGCCGAGGCGGACTATGACGCAGCGCGAGTTCGCGTGCAGTACGACACCGACGAAAACGGCCAGCCCGTTTTAACTGACTGGCTCCCCTGGCATACCCATCGTGCCGGCAGCGCCATCGACTGGTGGCCGCCTGAAGTTGGCGAGCAGGTCACCATCCTCTCCCCCTCCGGCAACATGGCGCTGGGTGTTGTGCTGCCCTCTCTGTACCAGACCGCCCACCCGGCCCCCGGCAACGACCCCAACAAACGCCTGGTCAACTTTGGCGACGGCTCCTTTGTGGAGTACGACCGCGCCACCCACGAGCTCGTCGTCACCGTCAACGGCGGCAACGTCCTGCTCAACACCACCGGCAACCTCGACGCCGTCATCGGCGGCACGGCCGACGTAATGGCCGGTGGTGCCGCCAACGTCACCGCCAACAACATCACCCTCGACGGCGCAGGCGGTAGCGACACCAAGGGCACCGTGCAAGGCGATTGCCTGTGCGCCTTCACCGGCGCTCCGCATCCGCAGGTCTCCGCCACCGTGAAGGCGAGCAAATAGATGGCGCTCACAGCAGCCAGCATGGCCGCAAAGGTCGAGGCGGCCGTCGCTGCCGTACCCGCGCAGCAGTTCGACAGCGCCGGCGACCCCAGCGCGTATCGCTCCGCGATCCTCGTGGCCATGTGCCAGGGCATCATCGACGAGATCCAGGCTAACGCCGAGGTGCCGGTTACCGCCGGTAGCTCGGCCGGCACCTACCAGGTGCAATGATGATCGGCACCAGCGCAGAAACCGGAAAAACCATCAACGGCCTCGATCACCTGCGCCAGTCCATCGCTCGCCTGCTTACCACCCCGGTCGGCTCCCGCGTGATGCGTCGCAACTACGGCGCCTACGTCTTCGACCTCATCGACCAGCCCGGCAACCGCGCCGCCATCCTCAAGGTCTACGCCGCCGTGGTCGACGCCCTGCTGCGCTGGGAGCCACGCTTCCTTCCGACAAAAATTGAACTGCTCACCGGCGACGCACAGAGCGGCCTGTTCGAACTCTCACTGGAGGGCATCGCCACTACCGGCATTGACGACATCGCCGCCGGCAGCAACGTGCAATTCACCATTCCGCTGGGAGGTGTGGCATGAGCATCGACCTCTCCAAGCTGAGCGCACCCGCCGCTATTGAGCAGAAAGACTACGAGACCATCCTGGCCGAGATGAAGGCCGACCTCATCGCCAAAAATCCGGATCTCGCCGCCGCGCTCGACAACGAATCCGAGCCCGTCACCCAGCAGCTCGAAGTGTCGGCCTATCGTGAATATATTCTCCGGCAGGAATTTAATGACCGCCTTCAGGGCCTGCTACTTGCCTACGCTACCGGCAGCGATCTCGATCATATCGGCGTCACCTATTTCTACACCGAGCGCCTGGTGATCGATGCCGGTAACCCGACGGCGGTACCGCCCGTCGATCCGGTCTATGAGAGTGATGATGACTACCGCGCCCGCTGCCTCATCGCCGAAGACTCATTCAGCACCGCAGGCCCGGAAGCGGCCTACCAATACCACGTAAAATCGGCCAGCGGTGATGTGCTCGACGTCAGCGTGGTCAGCCCCACACCCGGCCAGGTAGTGGTCACCGTACTCTCGCGCATCGGTGACGGCACGCCCGATGCCGCCCTGCTGACCACCGTCACAACTGCCCTGGACGATGACGTGCGCCCGATGACCGACGAGGTGATCGTGCAGGCCGCTACCGTCATCAACTACACCGTCAACGCCACCCTCACCGTCTACGCCGGTTTTAACCAGGCGAATATTCAGGCCGCTGCTGCTGTCAGCTTGCAGGCGTGGATCGATACCCAACACCTGCTCGGTCGCGACATCACCGTCGCCGGTATCAAGGCCGCGCTATTGGTGGCGGGTGTTCACGACGTCACCCTCAACGACACGCTGAACGGCAC